AGAAAGTATTCATGATTTCAATAGTAATGAGTTATTACAATCGTCTCAGTCAACTGAGATACACTCTCAAAACAATCAGTCAAAGCCAAGTTAAAGATTTAGAAATTATCATTGCTGAAGACTTTTGTGACCCAGGTGAACGGCTGGATTCTATATCGTCAGAATTTCCACACTTGAATATCAAAGTGATACGCATGTCTGATGGTAGAATCAACAAGGATTACTGCAATCCGTGTGTGCCTTATAACACAGCACTTCGTGCCAGTCGTGGTGACATGGTCATTATACAAAACCCTGAATGTTGTCACATGGGAGATGTGTTGCAGTATACTCTAGACAATTTAAACAATGAGAATTATTTGACTTTTCATTGCTATGCGGCAACCAAAGCAGAAACAAGAGTCATGCAGTCTGGCGAACCACTGCCCATGTTCACAGATAAGAAATCTCGCTGGTATAATCATGTTACTGAGCGACCATATGCCTATCATTTTACCACAGCTATTACTAGAGAAAATCTTGTCAAGCTAAACGGGTTTGATGAGCAATTTTCGCAAGGCCAGGACATGGATGATGTAGAATTGATCTATCGTGTGAAAGCACTGGGGCTGGAACTGAAATTTGTTGAAGCTCCTTGGGTGGTACATCAATATCATCGCAAGACCTATGACAATCCACACAACCCGCCAGTCACAGTAAACAACAGAGAACTTTGGGCCACAATCAAAGACAACCTGCAGGTCAGAGTCAGCAACAACGGTAACGATATATGTGGCATTTAAAAAACATACCAAAGATTGCACATTTCTATTGGGGTGGTAAAAAATTATCTTATCTTAGATTTCTATCAGTACAATCGTTTAGGCAACTCAATCCAGACTGGACCGTTCGTGTACACATGCCGACCAAATTAAGTAGAGCAAAACCTGCATGGGATTCATTTCAACAAAAAGACATTGACCTAGCTTCTGATTATACTGCCCAACTCAAATCACTTGATGTGGGCATTATGTACCATGACTTTGGTCGTTATAGATTTAAAAATCAAGCACACGAAGTTCACAAAAGCGATTTCCTTAGATGGCGCCTGTTGGGACAACACGGAGGACTGTGGTCAGACATTGACATTTTGTATACTCGACCAATGGATCAACTAGAAGAGAACTTGCCCAAGAATGCTGATATCGATGCGGTATTATGTCCATTGAATCCACCGGACAAGCACACTGTGGGATTTTTGTTATCGTCTGCAAATAATAAATTTTTTAAACACATTGCTGGACTGGCAAAGAAAGAGTACAATCCCAATGTATATCAATGCATGGGCAGTGACCTGATCAATCAGCGATTTAAAACATTTGAAAGTTTTGGTGAACAATTTCCAAATAACCAATTTATGTTTCTCAATCGCAATTGTGTGTATTCTATCACCAGCAAGACCATTGAAATGTTTTATCAATCAGTAGATGCCAACATTAGTAAAAAAATCAACAACAAGTCTGTGATAGGGTTTCATTGGTTTGCAGGACATCCTCGGTCACAGTTGTTTGAGAATGCATTGACCGCAGACACTGTGAATGAATATGACAATTTACTATCCACTGTGATAAAGGAGTATCAACATGAAACATGTGATTAAAGGAAAGCGAGCATTCTCTAACGATTTGTTAGTGGGTTACTTGATGGGTGCTGTTCAACACGGCAGCACTGTGCTTGATCTTGGATGCGGGCCAAAGATGTATTCAGACCCGATAAAACCTCAATGCAGTCGTGTGGTCACAGTGGATGGATGGGCATGGGTTGAGCCTGACATTGTGGCTAACCTTGAATCTACTCCACTGTCAGATGTCATTGCTGACAACTTTGACTATATTCTCATGCTGGATTTTATTGAACATATTGACAAGACCGCTGGATTGAGATTGATTGAAAACTGCAAAGCACAGGTAAACCAAAAGATATTTCTGTTGACACCATTGGAATCTATTTGGACTGACAATCACGAAAATGTCAACAATGCAGAATTATGGTGTCATGGCAATGAACTAGATGTACATAAAAGTTTATGGTCACCAGAAGATTTTTCTGGATGGACTAGAATACACCTGCGTGGGTTCGATGATTACTATGTGGGATTTTATGAAGCGTAAGATATTGACCATATTGGGCACACGCCCAGAAATTATTAGACTGGCCAGAATCATTCCCAAACTTGATCAAGCCAGCGATCATAGAATATTGCATACCGGACAAAACTACGATGCCACACTCAATAGAATATTCTTTGATCAACTGAGATTGCGCAAGCCAGACTGTGTGTTAGAAAGTCGCGGCACCATTGGTCAGCAGTTGGCAGCCATCATGATTGGTGTTGAACAATACATTGCAGAATTCCAACCTGATGCAGTGCTAGTGTTAGGTGACACAAATTCAGGACTGAGTGCTATTGTTTGTGAACGCATGGGTGTGCCTGTTTATCACATGGAAGCTGGCAATCGTTGCTATGATTTGTTGGTACCTGAAGAAAAGAATCGAAAGCTGATAGACAGCATCAGCACCATTAACTTGCCATACACTCAATTCAGCAGAGAAAATCTCTTGCGTGAAGGTGCTGCCAACAACCGTGTTTTTGTCACAGGCAATCCTATCAAAGAAGTGTTGGACTACTACAGCAATGACATTGAGTCCAGCAACATTCTGGACCAATTGAATTTGACTGCAGGGCACTACATCATTGCCACGGCACATAGAGCAGAAAATGTCGACGATCCCAACAGGTTAAATCAGATTATGGATGCATTTGAAATCATCAGTCAACAGTATCCTATTGTGTTCAGTTGTCATCCAAAGACTCGTCAACGATTGGCCAACAGAAAATTGAGTGATCGCATCATTGTAACCGAGCCCATGGGATTTTTTGATTTTGTCAAACTGGAACAACACAGTCAATTGGCCATAAGTGATTCGGGCACAGTACAAGAAGAAATGTGCTTGTTCCAAAAACCCACAATAACTATACGAGCAACTACAGAAAGACCTGAAACTGTCATGTGTGGATCCAATATCATTTCAGGATTAGAAACACAGAGAATAGTAGACTGCTATCAACAGGCACAGACATTGAGCAATTGGACCATTCCTGAAGAATACACTAGATCAAATGTCAGTGATGTAATTGTGAATATTATACTAGGAAAAATGTAAATGAATTATAATCGAGAATTTTGGAATGAGCAACATGACCAAGACAACGAAAGAACCTTATCTGGCTGTGGGTTTGATGCGACTGTAGATTTCTTAAATATAAAAGATTTAATTGTGCCCGGAATGCGTGTGTTAGAGATTGGGTGTGGACTTGGGTATGTAACCCAAGGGTTTGCAGAAATAGCCAAAATCAGTGTGCTAGATATTAGCGATTCAGCACTGGATCGTGTTCGTCCTATATGTGAGTCAGTGTATCACATTGACAATGTTGAATCATTGCCTTCTGACTATTTTGATTTGATCATTTGCCATAATGTTGTTCAGCATGTGCTAACTGCATCGTTAGTTAACGAACTTAAACATGCTATTCGCAGTTTAACACCTACAGGAACATTTGCTATCGAGTATGTCTGGGCCGATGGCACAGAAGACAACGGGTTAGACCCTGATCCAAAATGGGCCACAGCTGGTCATCTCTGTCGAAGTGACAAATTCATGATTAATTTAATCAATGAACTAGGTGGCAAATGTACAATATCAAGAACCAATGCTGTTCCTAATCATAGAAAAATAAATGGCTTAACAGTTTTGCACATACAAAAAAGTCGTATGTTTGATAACAAGCGTGTGTTCATTTCAGGGGCCACAGGTTCTTGGGGGCAGACACTGGTTAAAATGCTGTTGGACAACTATGATCCCAAAGAAATCATTTGTTTCAGTCGTGGAGAATTACAACAGGTATTGATGCAAAGACGATTTCACGATCCTCGGTTGAAGTTTGTGGTCGGTGATGTGCGTGATTACGAAGCTGTACGCTTTGCCATGAAAAATGTAGATGTAGTGTTTCATTTGGCTGCGCTCAAGCATGTGCCAGTGTGCGAAGATCATCCACAGGAAGCAATCAAGACCAACATTACAGGGACTACCAACATTGTAAACGCTGCCATTGAAAATGGTGTGAGCAAAGTCATTGATGTGTCCACAGACAAAGCAGTTGAACCACTCAACCTGTATGGCATGACCAAATCTGTAGGCGAGAAGTTGATCATACAAGGCAACGATTTAAGTGAGCATACCAAATTTGTGTGCATTCGTGGAGGCAATGTCATGGGATCCAATGGATCAGTTATACCATACTTTGTGGAACAAATCAAAGCAGGTGGACCAGTCACCATAACTGATTTGGAAATGACTAGATTCTTTCTTACACTGGAAGAAGCTATTCAGCTGTTGTTCAAGGCAGCGGAACACAGTATAGGCGGCGAAACATTTGTCATGAACATGCCAGCCTGTTACATCAAGGACATTGCACAGGTATTAATGGATCATTATGGGCAGGTTGACATCCGAGAAATCGGCAGCAAGCCTGGAGAGAAACTGGACGAAATGCTGATTTCAAAGCACGAAGCACTGCTGAGTCGTTGTTATGACTCTAACTATTATGTTATACTGCCAACCAAGTCTACTCCTGAGCTAGACAAACAATATGGTTCATTGCCTCGTTTCGAGCCAGAAGAGTTTAGTTCTCGCACATACCTAATGAACCGAGATCAAATCAAAGACATGTTGGTCAAAGGTGGGTTCATATGCACATAACAGTACTGGGTTCCGGAGGCATGGCCGGACACATGATTACACAATATCTCAGACAGCAAGGGCATGTTGTGAGAGCAGTGGGCAGGTCTGAACTTGATATTGAAAATCAAAGTCAAGTTATTGAATTCTTCAATGGCTTGCAAACAGACTTTGTGGTCAACTGCATTGGCCTGCTGGTCAAAGACTGTTTAGATAGACCTGATCGCGCGGCCTTGATCAATGCGTGGTTCCCTCACTATGTGGAACATAGATTAAAAGATACCGACACAAGGTTGATACATCTAAGTACTGATTGTGTTTTCAATGGCAATAGAGGCAGTTACATCGAGTTAGACGCACACACAGAAACCAATGCATACGGTCGTAGCAAGAGTTTTGGCGAAGTCAACAACGCCAAAGATGTCACTTTTAGAATGAGCATAATTGGGCCTGAAATAAAAAACGGAACTGGACTGTTGCATTGGACTGTGTCCAACTCTGAATCGCAATTGCCCGGCTGGACCAATGCCTGGTGGAATGGAATCACCACTTTGCAATTGGCCAAGTGTATCAACGCTTATGTTGGTAATCCAGTGATCTCTGGAGTGTACCATGTGGTAAACAATGCCAACCGGATCAACAAGTACGAGTTGTTGTGCAAAATCAATGAAGTCTATAAACTAAACAAAACGATTGTGCCTACTCAAGGTCCCAAGAACATAGACAAAGTGTTGATAGACACAAGACGACAGTTTGATTTTGCAATCCCTGACTATGATCAACAGCTAAAAGAGCTGGCAGATTTTGTCACAATCCACAATTAAACTTTGACATAGTTGCGCATGTGAGCCCAGCAACGGCCAGACCGCACATCTTCAAAACTCCAATGACACTGAGCTAATTTTCTAATCCATACTTCTCTATTGTGTAACATAGGTTGCTCAATTAAACTAAAGTCAGTGTTGGCAACTTCTCCTGCTTGAGAGTATCCCGGATTGTCTGTGATAAACACAGGCACACCTTCTATGGCTGCTACCGCACTGGGAGTAGAATTGTGACATACCAATGCCCAACAATTTTGCAGGTCTTCGAGAATGTGTCTTTGTTGCGGACTCACAGTGACTCCAAAATTTCTCAAAGTTTGTTCGTATTGCGGATAGGCTTTCCAGTCGCCAGGGTGCCAACGCATTATTATGGGACGATCTGAATACTGTCTTATTTTGCTAATTGTTTGTTGGATCCATGTCATGAGATCAATACCGCGCATGCTCCAGCCCAACGGTCGTTGCAACGCAATTAAAATATGATTGCCGCCTTGGCGCCAAGGCTTGAGATCCAGGTTGTAGTCTCGACGAATGTTTGCCCAATTTTCTTCACCAGGTGTATCATTGCAATAGATGCCTGTGGCTGGAAACACACCATTGAAACTGTATCGCAGGTACTTGTGTGGATTGGCTCGATCTTTGTAAATGAACACATTGCTATCAATACTGAGCCAATACTTGCCTAGTTTGTCTTGTGTTTTCATAACCATTTTTCGAACCTTGTAATGCGGCAATGATGTCTTGGATGGGTTTGAGTTAAATGCATTACCAATGATGGCTCCAACATCACAAGGTTCATAATCACTAGACTGGGTTGTTGTTGCGTTGTCTCCACAGCGAGCCGCGCCTTGTGCAAAAAATGTGAGTGCGTCAATTTTTTCTTGGCTGTTGATTCGTGCGGGCAAGCTACTGAGATAGCTTTTAATAACTAAGGGTTGGGCGTTCTGCATTTTCTAGTACCATTCTCCAGGCTTGACCTGTGATTATTTCATCTAAACTAAACTGGCTGTATGCAATGTTATGCAACCACTTTTGTATAATATCTTCATCAGGCATGTTGGGTTTTTCTATATTTTTTAAATCTTTATTTCCCACAGGATCAGCAGCCGTTGGAGCCAGCGCAAATGCTGGTATTCCATACTGTATGGCTTCAACTGCGGCAATGCTGTTGTATGTGACCAATGCATAGATATCATCATCTAGTGCATCATATATGGTGTCGTTGGTGCGTTCGCCGCGAGTGGCTTTTTCTCTAAACACAATTTCTCTATCTGTGTGTTTTCTCAAGGTCCTGACTACTTTCCTCAACCAGGCTTCGCGATTATGGCCGTAGTACTGAAAAGGTTTGTCTGATGAAAGAACCACTAGTACTTTGGATCCTGTTCTTTTCCATCCATTGTATTTCAGGTCAGGATTAAAGTCTACCAACTGATCCCAACGATCACTGGGCACATCCATTATGGTGTTGTGTTGCATGGCGTTTTTGACAATTCTATGGTAAATTTTTCTACCAGTCTTGTTGTTTTCACAACGGTAATTGCCTAGATACCCAGTTTCGATAAAATAGTAATCCTCGCCTGCGGCCTTGACCTGATCAACAATCTTGCCACTGGCAATACCTCGACACAATACAGGTCCAGTGATACTTGCATGTTCGTCTCTGAATCTTGATTTATCCATGAATTTACTTTCAGGATAAGCAGCCATGATCATTGCAGGATAGTCGCTGTACTTTATACCACGATCAAACTTTTCAATTTTTTGTATCAACCCAGTAACAAAGCGATTGTGCAACAACGAATCACTATTTCTCTTTAGATCATATCTTTGTTCTTTGGTCAAAGAGTAAGCAGAAACTTCGTATGTGCTTTCAACTTCTTTCAACATCTTGATGTCGTGGTATAGTTGCATAGTATCAGCCACACTGTGTTTGAGCGCAGATTCGATGGTTGTATGTTGTTGTTTGTATTCTTCTGCTGGCCAACGATCAACCAATGCTGTGGGCAAAATCACATGTGGCCTCTCTGCAGGCAATAGTCTGCTAACATTCGCTCTCGATGCCATTCTTCACCTTGTGGCGTAGTAGCGAATTCGTGGAAACAAGGTGTGCCAAGTGTGTAGTGCAGTAACTTGGCATCAGGGTTTGGCCCGTATTCATCAGGCAACCAATTCCATTCAGGCGGCAATTCGCCTATGCGTTCATCGTCTATCCACGAGAAGCGGTGGAGCTCACTGCCTGTGGATTTTTGTATGAAGTCTGGGGTAAGTTTCCGGTTAGGAAAGCTATTACAATTCCACAGAATAACACTAGACCAATTTTTTCGAGGATAGTTTTCATTTTTTGATCCAAGGTATTTTTCTGTCATTTTGGTTTGATAATCGTGTTTGACCACTTGTACATCCATGTAAGAATTTTTCAACTCCCATAGTTTGACAATGTCGTCTCTCACAACCATGTCGCCGTCAATGAATATTGCCCAACCAGTGTAATCCGTCAGGTGTGGCACCAGAAATCTTGAATAGATAAATTGATTGCTACCGTCAGTATGTGTTTCGTTATAGTCGTCAAACAGGTTAAGTGCCAGTGGTATAATAGCAACAGGCTTAGACGCATGTCTAATAATTGAATTGGCGCAGGTGTGATAAGCTATGGCTTCTCTAGGATCATAGCCGATAAAAATTGGAATTGGTTTCATTTGCGTTCAATGTCCTCTTCTACACAATCTTCGCCGTATTGAATTTCAATCAGCTTGAGTGGATGATCCGTTTCATTACACAGCTGATGCCATTCATTGAGTCGGATGAATGTGTGTTGATGTTTTGCAGGGCTGGCCATTATGTCATGATCTGTGCTGTGCGGATCTACAGTGTAGACTGTGGCTTCACCTTCGGCCACAAACCAAAACTCTGCTCTCTTTTCATGTCGTTGCATGCTAAGACAAGTTTTGGGATTAACTGTTAGTTCTTTGAGTTTGGTATTTGCTCCTACTTCGTGCAACACTCGATAATATCCCCAAGATCTGGTGGTCTTGGGTTTCTTCCAGTCTTCAAGTATCCAACTACTGGAATTCATTTTGTTTTCGCCACCTACACCAAACACAAACTCCACATCGTCAAACACCATTTCTGGAATGTTATCCTTGGTGCGATCGCCGCCATTGGCAAACACAATCTTTGCTGTGGGATACCGAGTTTTAATTAACTTGATGGCATCAATGCTAGATCCATCGTTGTCATTGTAAACAACAACTTCGTCTACTGTAGAAAGATTTCCCACAATGGCCTGGCGCTCTTGCAAAGGCATGAAAGGCCTACCTTTTTTACGGGTAAGCCATTCATCTGAATTGAGCCCTACCACTAGTTTATCGCCTAATGTGCGTGCCGCTTTAAAATAGGCAATGTGCCCGGAATGTAGCGGATCAAATCCGCCAGTAACTATGACAATTTTCATAGCGATATTTATATTCGTATATTACACCTGAATATCTTCCATGCCAGCTGTGCGCAATCTAACCACATGGCCCATTTGCCACTGTTTGGTATCTAGGCCTTTCATGATGCCCAACCAACGATTACGCAAAAATGCCACTTCATTGATAATGGTTTCAAAGTCTACAACTTCGTCCTCACCGTCCACATACTTTTCTGCATCTCTGCTGGTCAATGCACGGGCATATCCTTCTAGATATTTTTGAAAATGACGGCGGCGAATCTTGCGCAACTGAATGTTTAGATGATTCAATACTGCTTCAATTTCTTGTAGTTGGTTGAATCTGTGTTCAGTAATGCCAGGCAATGCAGTAATGTTTTTTTCAACCACGCCATAAATTTTACAATCATGTTTGGCAGAATTTAATTCAGACTCATAGTGATTGATAAAATCTGGAATGCGTCCAAGATCAGCAACCACTTGACTATACCACATCAGTTTTCCCAGTCATCGTCTTCGGTGTTTTCGTCTTCAAACTCTTCTTCCTCGTCATCTTCATAATTTTTGTCATTATCAAGATAGTCAGTAAGTGCTCGTTTGATATCTGAATCACCTTTGAACGCGGCACGGATATCTTCGACATCCGAGTCGTGATCAATCAAAATTGCCACCATGGTTTCGGCAGCTTCTGCACGATCAACAGTGTTGACATATCTTTTGAGTTCTGACCAAATTTCACTAGCTACTATTGCACTCATTCTGCATCCTCCTCGACTGTAGTTACCTCTGCCTTCTGATTGCCAAAGTCTTTCATCACTGTATCCAGGCATGCGTCATCGTTGCGTTCCCAACCTTTGCGGAACTTCTTGATGATCTCTCCAGAACTTGTGGTAAACACAAGACTGTTGCCTTCTTTTTTAAGCAGGCCTTTTTTCTCAATCAAGTCAGTAAGACCTGAGTAAGGGCTCATACCTGTTGTGTAAGGAATCTTGACTTGCACGCCTTCAAAGGGTTTGGCATAGCGTGTTTTCATTACTTTACAACCTGCACGAATACCATTTACTTCTGAAACTTTGTTGCCATCCTCGTCCTCTTTGAGCTTCATCTTCTTCATGGCGACCACAATACTTGATGCATAGATAAAGCCTTGTCCGCCGCTGATCTTGTCATCTGGATCAAACATATCTTGACTTGCGTATGTGTGATTGGTACAAACTAATCCAACATTGTAGCTGCCAAACATGTTCACACAATTACGGACAAGTGCTGTAAGTGCTTTGGGTTTACGACCCAAGTCACCTTTCATTTCACCTGCGTCAAATTGGTTAACATCTGTGGGAGTCAACAGCATACCCAATGAGTCAATCACAAACATAACTTTGGGACGCTCGCCTTCAGCAAGTGCTTTGTAATCACTCATGAATGTTGAAATAGTTTTAGCCACATCGTCAATCATGGCCATACTCAATTTAAGAAGTTTGTCTGGCCCAGTGTCTACACCCAGTGCTTTGAGCCAGTCTTCGTCTAGTGCGTTTTCACTGTCAATCAATACCACAAAGATACCTTGCTCTTGTGCGTGTTTGACAATGTTGCCAGAACAAATATATGATTTACCTGCTCCCGAGTCGCCAGCAAACACAGTAACTTTACCCAGCGGAATACCACGGTTAAAGTCTCCTGAAATAAGATAGTTCAAGGCATAGTTGCCTGTGCTAATCCAATCAGTAGGATCGTTAAATCCAATACTCAATCCTTCGATTGACTTGGTGATTTCCTTGCGGAATTTTGATACATCAAATGGTTTTCCCATGGTTGTTTCCTATAAAGTTATTTGTTATTATACTACAAAGTCCAGGCGCTGTCTACATAATCTCGGTAAGGTTCAACGCTTTTTAGGTAATCTTCGTTAAAATAATGATTGTAGTTGTACTCAATGGTATCCTGTTCTAACAGACACAAGTCTTTCCATTCACCATGACTCAATATACTAAATTTAGATAGCATGGTCATTAACTCAATCAATCGTTCCACTGGGTTCTGTATAGAATCAAACTTGTAATCAAACAATTTATTATACTTTTTGAACCCGTAATATTTTTCTAAATGTGCATGCCACCCTGGTTGTGCGTAACACACAAACAACCCACGGGTCACAATGCTATATAAAAACTTTTCTGTTACAAAAGGTTGGTAACTGGTTGCTAGTGTCTCGCTCACTACATGAACAAAACTATTTGTTAACTTGTGTTCTAAATTACAAATGTTAGCAGAGTGATTCCATTTTAAATTTCCAAAACTGTTTAAGGTTTGAAAAAAATTATTACTGTCCAGACCAATAAAAAATTTATTGTAAAAGGATTCTTGTTCTCCAACATAATCTTGTATATGGCCTGACAGCACATCTTCGGTGTACACAAAATTTTTACTGCAATACTCCGAATTAAACCATCCAAACTTGTGAATCGCAGACACCAGCAATTTTCTACCCACATGATCGTTTCCATTGAAACTGCATACAAAATTCTTGTAATCAATTTCTGGATGAGTGTTATATTTCTTGAACTGGCTCCATAAGTGTTTTTCTTGAAAATCAAAACAAAACTTTAGGTCAATACAGTCATATAGTTGTTTGATTGATGGTTCTATGTATTGAACAATATCAATAATATAGCGTTTGTTGTTGTGCCTGGCATACTGATTGATACCGGACAGGATCAAATTGTGGCCAGCACTGTCAAACCCTCCAAAATGATCAACCATATAAAATCGATCAGGTAGAAACCCAAAATCAGTTTTGTTTAATACTTCAAGATATGGAAATTCAATGTACATGCTTTGATAACATGTTGTAAACCTGCCGGAAAGAAAGAGTTGACCATTTGAGTGAAAGACTGATTCTGGGATCAGACGGTGTAATAGATTCTGGCAGGTATTCAACAGAATGAATTTGTGTCACATCCAACAAAGCTGGCATATTGTCTATGCAAAAACTGTCAACTTCGTGGCATTTGTTTGGATTGTTTATACCCAATCTAACAGGAGCTGTGGATTGATAGAATTTTGTCAAGGCCGGGGATGATTGATTATGGCGCAAAGGATAAACCAAACTTGTTGTTTTGGTTTGATCCACATGCAAGGGAACCATTTGTCTGTCAACAATTTCTTGAATTCGTAAGCTCAACCCGTGCTCTAGATCTTTGTCAATAGAGGAGATAAATTTTATAATCTCTTTTTCAAGAGTTTCTGGTATCTTATAAGTGTTGATGGATCCTACTCGATTGAACAAAAATCCAAACTGGTTGAACCAGCTTGCAATCTCAAACCACGATACTCTCTCTTTTCTTAGGATTTTCAAGTGTTCAAATCTGTCCACTTTCATAGCAGGTTCTAGACTGGAAATCGCAAGAGTTTTTAGTTCGTCTTCAATTTCAGATGGCAAACAAAAATTTTGCAAGATTACATAGCGACTATTCAATTTTTTGATCCATTAAATTTTGACATAGATCCATAATGATGCAAATTTCTACTGTGGCAAAAGAAGGAAGGTCCTTCCTTCTTTTGTGTAACAATCAAAAAATGCTGTCATTGCCAGCACAAAATAATCATTTATTTTGATTGGCGCGATCTGATCATGGCCAGGATATCCTGAGCATTTTGTCCGCCTGCAGCCGGTGCTGGTTTAGCAACTGGTGCAGTTGGGGTGTCGTCCACATCAAACGGTGGGTCATCGTGTGTTACTGCTGGAGCAGGTGTTGCCTTGGCCATTGGTGCAGGTGTATCTTCTACAGCTTCGCCTTTTGCTCCACCTGGTGCTGACACACCTGCAGGACGGAAGTATTGTCCCCAACGCTCTGTGTCATATGGTTGGCCATCTACAGATGCTTCAAACATCTCTTTGATAACCTTCAACTCCACATCAGTTGGACGCTTGGGCAAGAATGTGCTCAAGTCAAACAATCCGTGTGTTCCAATTGCCACTTGTTCAGCTTCGGTAAGTGCTGACTCTTTACGAGCCCATTTACTTGTGTTGTAATCAGCGTAGCCACCTTTGGATGTTTTGGTGATACGGAAATCCAAACCACGCAGTGTATCTGTTGGCAATTCTTCCAACTCAGGATCCATTAATGCACCTTTGATAAGGGTGAACAACTGAGGACCAATGATAAATCTACGAATAGGATTCTCTGGTGTCTTGTCTTCGCTCAGTGGGTTCTCACGCACAAAGCC